CGCCTGAGCAGTCTCAAGTTAGCGGCTCGCATACTAATTCAGTAACTACGTTATCGCTTGTTAATGCCACAGGCGCATTAGTAGATATGACGCTAGCTTTTGAAGGTACTGATGAGGTCATGAAAGTGACGGCTGTGTCGGGCAATAATTTAACGGTTGTGCGTGGCTATGGTGGTTCAAGTGTGCAGGCATTGAGTGACGGCATGTTAATTCGCGTGATTAGCAGACCTCGCCCTGAAGGCTCAGACCCTGACCCCAAAGCTAATATCGTGCCTACGGTCAATTACAACTATACCGAGATTTTTGATGATACCTATAAGGTCTCAGGCACGTCAGTAAATACCAATTTAGGCGGCGTTAATTCGTTGCTTAATGTAAATGCTCAGCAATCCATGATTAGAGTTACGCGACGTTTAAATGCGGCGGCAATTTATGGACGTAGAGTGCAGCGTTCAACAGTTAATGGCGTTGTTACTGAGAACGGCTCGATGGGTGGCATTTTAGAAATGGTGACAAAGCGTATTAATGCGGCGGGGGTGGCTTTATCGCAAACCCAGCTCAATGACGGTATTGAAAGTATTTTTAAAGACGGCGGCTCGTCTGACATTATTATTTGTAATGTTAATCAAGCGCGGCGTATTACTGCTTTTCATGCCCAGCAAATGCTAGTGTTACGCGCTGATAATACTGTCGGCTCGTCTGTGCAGCAATTTCAAGGTGACCTGCCTACAGGTGCGCCATCTACTATTTTGGTAGACCCCAATTTCCCGCGCACTAAAGTCGGTTTGATTGATAGCCAAAAAATCTTTTTGGAATTTATGCAAAATCGTAGTTTGGCTGAATATGATGCAACTTTGCCCGGCAGCGATGCCGTGTCGCGGCGCATTTTATGTGAAGCCACGCTAGAGGTTATCAACGGCGCGTCGGCTCATGCAATTATTGATAATTTAGCGGAGTAGTGGCAATGGCAAAATTGCTAGGTATTGCAGATGCAAAAATATCAACGCCGCACGGCTTGATTACTTTAAGTCGCAACGGCGAGGCAGTGCTTGATGCCGATAAAGCGGCTTTTATTAAAACGCGCATTGAGGCGGGTTCATTGCCCGATTATTCGTTAATTGACGATGAGCCATTAGTGCCTGATAAACCGCCAAAAACTAAAAAAGACACGGGTGGTGACGAAAAATAACCATGCTTAACCTTCACCTAGACCTTACTAATAGTGCCAGTTTGCTGCATTTATTAGCTGATGATGCTACTAAGCAACGGCTAGTCAATGCCGCCGCTGAGTCATTCACCGATGACATACTCGAATGGATACGCGCTGGCAGAGCCTTTAGGTCTCGGACGGCGCATTTAGAGCAGTCAATCGACTGGCAGGGTTTAGGTAATGGCACGGCAGAGGTTTATACCAATGCAGAATATGCCCGTTATGTAGAAGAAGGCACAGGCAAACCAGCAGGGCATAGTGCTTATGACGTTTTTCCAAAAAACAGAAAGGCGTTAAAAATTCTCAATGGCGGCGTAAGTTCACCATTGGGCCCTATGTTAGCAGGTGGCGGCTATATCTTACGCCGCAAAGCACATCATGAAGGCAACCGCCCCTATCCGTTTTTTAACGTTGACGGATTTAACCGCGAGCAGAATATGTCTGCTCGCGCCACTTTAGTTTTAGCGCACATAGCCAATGGCACGATATAGCACACTAGACGATATTCCAGATGACGCGATGATAACAATCGAAGAGCGGTTGTTAGTTGTGGCAGACACCCATGTCGATTCAATTCTTTTCAGTAAAGGCATAAAACCGCAAGAGCTAACCTTGCCGCAGCCTGTTTTAGTTCAATTGGCGGTCAATATCGCCGCGCAGCAAGCCTGCATTGAACAAGCCAACGGTGAAGAATCGCCATTACTAGCTAAGTCACGACTTTATCAAACAATGATTACTAATTTGTCGGCTAATTTAACCCGCCCATTATTAGGCTTGGATTATCCCGACACAGGCGGCTATGCAACGATTAAATTAAAACGCGCATGAGCAGCAAAATTATTGAGCTGTTAAAAGAAATCCGCGAAGTCATTGCAAATGACGAAGGGCTTAGGGCTATTTATCAAGAACGATATAAAAAACAACCCAAAATATATATCGGTTATAAAACGCCTAATATAAAAGAATTGCCGACTATTTGCATTGAAAGTCCTGTCACAAAATTTGATAGTGCAAACACAACAAAACCTAGTTTAGCTGGAAAGATAGTACAAAAAGATACGTTGTGTATTATTACTATTGCCATTATTGAAAGCGAAACAGAAGATAATATATTTAATGGTCTTATTTATTCTTCATTGTTAATTGAAAAAATAAGAATTTTATTAGATAGTCAGCCCATAAAAAGATTAAATTTTATTAATTTTATAGATGCCGATGATTTAGAAGTAAAACATCCGACTTATGAAAAAAGCTTATCATTTAAAATAAGGTACATAGACCGTGAGAATATATAGTCCATCAAGAAAAAGCATTACTTTATCGGGTAATATTTATACAGCCGATGATGACGGAACAATTAATATCCCTGATAATTTAATTACGCCGTCAATTTATTCACAAGGCTTTGTCGATGCCGCCGCTTATTTAAAGCAACGCGAAAACGAAAAAAGAAAAGCAGTAATCGAGCCTGAGCCAGTCGCTGATAATAAATTGATAATTAATAAAATTATCGAAAAAGAAACCTCAGTGGCTGACAAAGAAACAGCAAAAGAAGTCGAGGTAAAACCATGAGCAATGAATTATCAATACCGCAATTAATGGGCGGTTTTAATGTCGGCACAGTTTTCTTAACAATGCGCTCAGACGGCAAACAAAATTTTGATATTCCCCGTAATTTTAGATTAAGCGATGTATCGCAAGCGACAAAACTTTTAAATATCGAAAATGATATTAAAACTTTTTCGGGGAATAATAAATCGGTGATTGTCAGTGCTAATGCGAGCAGAAAACACGACTTTGACATTGAGGCAAATAGCTATCCGATTGAATTAGTTAGTGCGCTCAATGGTGAAGAGGTAAAGCAAGGTTCTTTTGGCATACATCAAGTGCCGTTCACTATACCAAGCGATTCAAAGATTGATTATAAAATCAGAAAAATGAAAGTATTGTGTATTGCGCGGTGGGATAGTACAGATTCTGTTACTATTGCAGGCATTGCCGCAACTATTATTAGTAGCGGCTCACCCGATACGGGAGAAGTATTATTAGTTAATGGCACTCATACTTTTAATAAATCAGACGCTTATAAAACAGCAGTTATTACTTATAATAGTAATGGAATTACTATTACAGCGACATTTAAAATCAGCTCTAATTTAATATTTAATCCTGCTTTATATCGTAGCACTACGCCTACAGTAAAAAATAACACCACATTACTAGGCAATACAGCTTTTGATTTTACAGGCAATAGTGTCCCTGACATTAATAAATGTTTTTATATTGGCTTTGGATTGCTTGCATTTAACCCAGAATTTGTTGTGGCAACAGGCAAAAATTTAATCATTACTGCCTATGCTGCATTGATAGGAACGGTGACTTACAATATTGCTGCTACCGAAATGCCTGCTGCGGACTATAGTTTTTATATCACTCAGCCATCGGGTTATAACGGCAATAATCGCGTAGAACTGCTTAGTGATTACAAAAGTGCTGTAGGTACAGGCACGGGGTATGTTATTGCTAACAGTAGTGGTTATGCGGTAGGCGCAAAAGAAGTGCTTATAGCAGATGGCACGGGGACTATTTTGCAGGGCAATTCAATCTCTTTTAATTCTTTTGCAGAAAAATATCTAGTTGCAAAAAGTAGCACCGCAAATAACTATCTAGTAAACGGCGCAGCAAATAGTGGGGTCAAAGTCGTAGCTGTAGACACAGGCACTGGTAATTTTAGCCAAGGCGATAAAGTTAAATTTGGCTTATCTAATACTGATTACACAGTGGCAGCTGATTTAAGCGGCGCAGGTAATTTACAGCTCACTACTGCTTTGGTAACCAATGTTGCTGATAATACGGTAATTACTATTACTGCACGCTTGTTATCGCTTAGTAATGGACTGACAACTAATTTATCAAATGGCGCAACTGTAGTGGTTGCAGGCGGTGCTGCTAATTTGGAAATAGGCGATGATTTATTGCTAGTCAATAATAGCCCTAGCACGGGTGAATTTAGTCATGACAAAAATTACTATAAATTCTCGGGGACTGACGTTTTTGATAAAGTTCGTATTCATTACGATGCAGATTATTATTCATTCACGCCAGAATTTCCAAATGACGGCGTTTTTGTTGAAGACCGTGGCGTTACTAACTCAGATGACGCAAGTTTTATCCCCGTTTCTGAGACTATGCCAATGTCAATTAGCAGAAATCAATACACGGTAGGCAATACAGGCGGCTATTCTTTCCCCAGTGAAAACTCAGGTGAAACCGTTATTGTTTCTTCAAAGTACAAATCTGAAATAGGTCAAACTATTGTTGAATATAACGCCCCTGCGGGCGCAGAACCGAAAGTTTCGGTCACTGTTGTTTATAGCTTTGAAGACGCTGAATTTTACGTTGAATATCCACAGTGCAAACTAAAGTCATTCAGCCAAGATGTTGGCGGCAAAGACTTTAAGCAAGGTAAATTTAGCTTTATGGCAGAAAGCTTTAAAACATTTGACTCAGACAAAAACCGCTTTGTTAATGCAATTTGTATTATCAGCGTCAATAAAACCTCCGCTTAAAATGAACGCGCTGGATAATACAGTCACTTGCGTTTTGGCAGGAAAATCACGCACTTTGCGCGAACCCGTTTTTAAAGACTTAAAGCGGGTACTGTATAGCTATAACGCGCTCGCTACTGCTAACACTGAGCAAGAGCGGGCGCGGCATTTCATTGAATTACTCACTGTTTTTTTTGGTAAAAAAGCAGTGAGTCTCACTCACATAACAAGCCAAGAAGCTGTCGATTTTCTTAGTGCTATCCCCGCCGCTTGCGGCTTAGAAAAAACCACCGCAACTACTAAAGAAAAAGATACAGGGCTGGATTTTGTCTATTCACATTTAGCCGCTTGCTTTGGCTTTAGCTACGACTACGTTGATAACAACATGACTATGAGTCGGCTAAAAACATATCAACACTACTGGGAATCGCACCCACCTACACACTTATTAGTGGCTTCTTTTCTGGGCTATGAAAAAAAAGAGCAGGACTCTTTGCATTCCTTTTTTTCAGGCTTACGCGCCCGCTTTGGCTTAAAGTAATATGTCAAATCCTACTGCTCAATTGCGCTTAGTTATTAGCGCGGACAATAGCCAGCTTATAACTGCTACGCACTCTAGCCAGTCCGCTTTGCAAGCGTTGCAAAATCAAGCCGCGCGTCCTATTAGCAATCAGTTTTCTACGCTACAAAATCAACTGCAAAACGTGCAGGTGACGGGCAATACTGCTACGCAATCGCTGTTCAATTTTAATACGCAAGCAGGTCAACCCCTGCATTTAAACACGCATGGTTTGCAAGCAGATTTAAGCGCGTTAAACAGCATTACCCAGCAAGCTATCTTGTCATTTCATGGTTTGCAGCAGCAGGCAAGCCAGCCTATCCGTTCGCCCCGCAATCCAGCGCAACCCGACCCGATTAGTAATGCCTATTCAGCTATTGGTGCGCGTTCTTTTAGTGCTATTGATGCTGAAATAGCCAGCGTTAATAGCTCGCTTGCTTTGCTGAGAACCAGCGGCGTACTCAGTGTGCAAGAGCTGGCTAATGTCACTGAATTGGCACGGCAGCGCGTTGCCGCATTAAATGCCGAGCGACTAGGTACGGTCACAGGTGAAACCAGAGGCTTAACGTCAGCAATGAACGGCTTGGCGTTAGCGGCTGGCACATTATTTGGCATTTATCAACTGCTTAATGCGGGTAAAAAAATTGTTCAAGACACCGCCGAGCTTGAAGACTTTAATACGCGCTTATCATCTGTTACAGCCTCTGCACAAGAATTTGCTAGTGCTGAGGAGTATTTGGTTGATTTAGCGCACAGGCATCATAAATCCATTGGTGATTTATCAGTCGGCTTGCTGAAAACGCTAAATCTTGAAAAAAGCGGCGTTATTACGCGCAAACAATCAATAGAATTAACTGAAGGCTTAAGTAATGCTGCGAGTGCTTTAGGGGCAAACAGCTCGCAGCTAGGGCTGGTTTTTTACGGCTTAGGACAGGCTTTAACTTCAACATCAGTGCAGCTAACAGAAATCCAGCAAATTGTTGAGCCGTTGCCGGGTTTAATGCAGGCCCTAGATAAAGCAACAGGGCTGGGCGCGGGCGGTTTGCGTAAATTGCAGGGCGAAGGCAAATTAACTGCCGATGTTTTTGCTAATTTGATGGTTAAAGCCCTGCATGATTTTGACGGCGCGTCTGAAAAAACAGGTAGCAATTTAAACGCTAAATTTGCTGATATTAAAACTTCTTACCAAGAATTATTAATTGTTTTAGAAAAAGATATTAATTCGGGGCTTACGCCGCTTTTAGAAAGTATAGCTAATTTACTTAAAAGTATTAAATCATCAATTAATGAAACTGATTTAGATAAATTAAATAAAGAATCAGTTTTATTACAAAAATCTATTGCCTTGCATGAAAATCAAGGAGCTATTCCGCAAGCTTTAGATGATTATTTTTATGGTAATTTTAATGTAGAAGACGCTAAAAAAAGATTAAAAGAAGTTTATGATGAGCGCGATAAAATAATTAAAGAACGCGCTAAAGAAACTTCTTTTTCTGAAATGGGCAGACAGCAAAAAGAGAAAACGGTTAGCGATTTATTAGTTGATGCTGAGAAAAAATATAATTTACCCGCTGGTTTAATTTCAGCTATTGCTAAAACAGAAAGCGGATTATCTCAAGATAAAACATCGCCTGCGGGTGCTGTTGGGGTTATGCAGGTTGTACCAAGTAGTCACCCTGAATTTGATGCAAGTAAATTAAAAAGCGATGCTGCTTATAATATAGACGCTGGGGCGCAATACTTAGCGCAATTAATAAAATTATTTGATGGCGATTTAAATAAAGCTATTGCTGCTTATAATGCTGGGCAGAATGCAGTTATTAGAAATGGCGGCATTCCACCGTATGTAGAAACACAAAATTACGTTAAAACCGTATTAAAAACACTAGAAGAATCAACAGGATTAGCCGCTGGTACGCTAACCAACAAACTTGCCGCGCAAGAAAATGAGCGCAATAACAAAATACAAGCCATTACCTCAATTAATGAGGCTAAAATTGATGCTGAATTAAAAAATAAAACAGCAGCAACTAATGCCGTTATTGATAATTTAAAGGTTTTAAAAGAGCAAGGAAAAATCGGTTTAACCGAATACTTTAATGCTTTAACTAAAGCGCAACAAGAGATTATCAACGCGCAAATAAAAGCCAACCGCGCTAAATTAACCGATGCTGAGCGCGATTATTCCACTAAAAAAGATATAACCAAGCCCGAAGACCTGCCTACATTAGACGCGGGTTTAGCTGTTAAACGCACTCAATTAAATGCTGAATTAAACGAATTACAAACTAAATTAAATGCAATTGAGCCTGCTAATATTATTGACCTAAATAAAGAATTAGCCAAAGCGGATAAAATTAAAAATGAAGTCGATGCTATTCAAAGCGAATCGAGCTATAAAAATGCGCTAGGCGGTATTGACGCGCAAGAGCAGCAAGCGCAAACGCAATTAGAATTAGGCAATATAACGCAATTGCAGTTATTAGATATGCAGCGCGGTTTTGAGCAACAGCGATTTGATATTGCGCGTGAATACCATGCAAAGCGACTTGAATTAGCGCAAGATGATTTAAAAGAACAAGCCAAAATTAATGCCGATTTAATTGACTTGCAATTTTCGCATATTAATAAATTACGCGCCTTTGAAGATAAAACAGCAATTGCGCGTAAAGCCGAAACAGCCGCGCAATTTGAGCCGCTGGCTAATGCAATTGAGCAAACCAGCTCTAGCATCATCACGGGTCAGCAAGGCACTGAGCAGGCGATTAAACGCTCTTTAGCTAACATTGTGGTGAGTTATATCTCTAGCTCGCTTGGAAAGCGCGGCGTTGCGGCGGCTGAGTGGGCTTATGAGCTTAGTGGTTTAGCAGGTAAAGACGCAAGAGAACGCGCAATAAAGAACGCAGGCGAGGCTTGGGATTTAGTATTGTCCGCTGGACGCAAAGCGCGATTGGCAGGCGAGTGGATTTGGGAAATGCTGGGCTTTGGGGGTAAAGAAACCGCAAAAGTTGGAGCTAAAGTCGCAAGCGAGACTATGCAAACTGGAACAGCGGCTGCTGGAGCTACTGCTCGCGCGGGCATTGAGTCTGCCGCCAATGCTAAGTCGGGGCTAGGTAATGCGTGGCGAGCTGCTAAAGGTGCATTTGCTAGCGTAATGGAAATAGTGCCGTTTCCCTTTAATGTTGTACTCGCACCCATTGCAGGCGCGGCGGCTTTTGCTGGCACAATGGTGTTAGGTTCTGCTAAAAAAGGCGAGTGGCGCGTTACCGAAGACGGTAAAACTTACGAACTGCATAAAGACGAGGCAGTTTTACCCGAAGGCGTTGCTAGTCATTTCAGAACCGTAGTTGATATTGTTAAAAATCATGCTGGCATTGCATCAATTCCTCCTATTTCACCAATCACCACAGGCATCAATGCCGCGCTGTCATCTGGGCAATTAAAGCCTTTAGCGTTGCCGCAATGGGCGGCTAATGCTGAGCAGAACTCTACTAAAACCGCAAATCAATTGGCTCACGACAGAATGCGAGCCGACCAGCGCAATAACAATACCCAAAACATTTATAAAAACGGTTTAAATCTTACTATTCAAGCGTGGGACGGCGTTGACGTTGAGCGAGCTGTTAATAAAAACAGCGATACTTTTGTTCGCTTATTCAGCAAAATTGTTCGCAATAATAAGGTGAAAAAATGAAACCTAATTTAGCGGGCTGCACTGAATTAAAAAAAGGAATTATCGCTTATTTAGTAAAAATAACTTTAATTAATGGCGATATATTAACTATTTCAAGCAGCGATATTGATATTAATTTTAATGGCGATACTTATATAAGAAAATACGGCATTGAATTTGACGAGTTTAGTAGTAGCGTAGGCTTAGAGATTGACGAGAGCAAAATAACGCTACACACGCACGATGATTTAACTATTCAAGGAAAATCATTACCCGTATTTTGTCGCTTTGGTGGATTTAACGGCGCGGCTTTTATTATTTATAGGGCGCGTTATGAACGCACCGTACATTTATTTGAAGGGCGCATAAGCTCTGCATTACCCAATGAATTATCGGTTGAATTAAGCGTTAAAAGTTATACTGAATTATTAGACAGACCCATGCCCGATATAGTCATTGCGCCATTATGTACTCATACTGTTTATGATACTGGCTGCAAAGCCATAAAAGATAATTTTTCAATTAATACAGTGGTATTATCAAACTCAAATTTATTAACATTAATTACTTCATTAACACAGCCAAACGGTTATTTTCAGTACGGCACAATTAAATTTATCAGCGGTATTAATGCAGGCGTTGAGCGCACAGTTCGCGCCTTTTCTAGCGGCGTATTTGAACTCAGTTATCCATTAGAAAATATCCCTGCTGTTGGCGACCAATTCAAGGCTAGCGCGGGTTGCGATGGCAGCAGTAGCGTTTGCTTTAATAGATTTAATAATAATATAGATAATCGGCTATCGTTTGATTTTGTACCTACGCCAGAGGACGCAATATGACATTATTATTGAATGATTTATTGCCATTCCCAGAATTAAAATGCGCTAAATTTGCTACGCAAAAACGCACCTTTAATACCGATGTTTTTGAAACGCCTTCGGGTAATGAAGCCCGCAATGGCTACATGAATTATCCAAAAATCACTTTTAATTTATCAACTGAGGCTATTGTTGATAATCGAGATGAAGAAGAGCTTAAGTTATTACTTGGTTTTATGCTGCAAATGCAAGGAAAACTTAACTCATTTTTATATTCACATTATAGCGATTGCTCTATTATTGATTATCAAATAGGCGCAGGTGATGGCGCAAATAAACAATTTCAATTAAAGCGCGATTACGGCGGATTTATTGAGCCTATAGAAAATATAGCTTCAATTAAAGATATAAAAATAAATGGCAGTCCTATTAATAGTTATACTGTAAATGACACAGGTTTAATTGAATTTACTAACGCACCTATCAATCACGCCGTTATTACAGCAACAGCAGATTATTATTATCAAGTGCGTTTTATTGAAGATGGCTATGATTTTGAGCAAATGTTTGAAGAATTGCATAGCTGTCAAGATATTACTTTTATAGGAAAGTTGCAGCGGTGGACTGAGCAATGAGTAATAGACAGCGTGAATCAGTTATTGCCGAGGCTAAAACATGGCTTAATACCCCGTGGCATCATAACGCCAACCTAAAGGGTGTGGGCGTGGATTGCGCCCTTTTTCTTTATGCAGTGTATTTGAATTGCGGCTTGATTGAGCCAACGAACATCGAGCCTTATTCGCGTGACTGGACATTTCACAATAATCACGAAAAGTTTTTAGAAACTGTTGAAAACTACGCGCACCGCGTAGACACGCCCGCCCAAGGCGATTTAATCATGTTTAAAACGGGCAAAACCCACTCACACGGCGGCATTATTTTGGATTATCCAAAAATTATTCACGCGCAAGTTAAAAGCGGTGTTTGCTATGCCAATGCTGATGCAGGGCGGCTAGTGGGCGTTGAGCGCGTTTTTTATTCGGTGTTTGATACATGAGCTTGTTTGGCGGCGGCGGTGGTAGCGATGAGGCGCGGCTAGGAAACGTAAAATTCCAAGCCACGGGATACGGCATACCCATTCAACTTTGCTACGGCACACAGCGCGTTTATCCGACTTGGATAGATTACTGTGACTTTATCCCGACAAAGCGCGAACAAAGTCAAGGCGGCAAAGGCTTTGGCGACTCATCGTCCACCTATTACACCTATACAGCGACTTTAGTAGCTGCTGTGTGCTGGGGCGAGATTCGCGGCTTTGGCTATGTGTGGAAAGACAAAGACCGCCACCCGACTACCGAAGAGACAAGGGACGGCAAAAGCGGCTTAAGCTCACTAGGTTTTAGCGGTTTTACAGGCACAAGCACTCAAGCATTGTGGGAACATTTTGAATCGAAACACCCAGAACGCACTAGCCCTTATCGAAACATTGCCTATATTGCGGTTGAAAACTACTCGCTAGGCAGACAAGCAACTATCGGTACGCATTCTGTCGAAACTCACGGCTTATGCTTAAGTAGCAATCCCTCAGACCAAAATCACATTGATGCCCACGTCAAAGACGTAGTGACTGACTTTTTAAATCGCGCTCATTATCCAAGCGACAAGCTGGGCGACTTAACGCTCATGCACGATTATTGCGCGGCAAACGGCATACTCATATCCGCGCTATTAGATACCCAAAAGAAAGGACTCGACTGGCTGGCTGAATTTATTTTTATTGCTAATGCAGGCGGCTATTCATCGCAAGGAAAGCTACAGATTAAGCCTTATTCTGACCGCGCTGCCTCTAATGCTTATGCAAACTACAGCCCCGATTTAACAATCGTTACTGAGCTAATAGAGGGCCGAGACTATAGGGCCATTCGTCCTATTTTTAAAAACAAGACTGATTGCTTTAACTACATTGCCGTTGACTATACCAATCGCCAGCAGGGCTATGTAAAAACACCTGCATTCGCTCACGACCAAGCTGATATTGAGGCTTACGGCATTAGAAAAAAAGACACCAAGTCTTTGCCGCATGTCTGCTTACCAGACGTTGCGCGGCTAGTAGCACACAACGACTTACAGCACGAACTGTATCTTGACGCAAAGGGCTATGAGCTTGAACTACCAATAAAATTTGATTACATCGAGTGCATGGACTTTGTGAGACTAAGCAATATCAGATTAGGGCTTAATGCAGTGCGGTGTAGGGTTGAAGCAGCTAAAGATGACGGTAAGGCAATAACTTTAACGGTTTATGAGGCTTTGGAAGGCGTGGCACACGGTGGTGAACATAGCGGCGCGGCGGGCGTGTATTCACCGATTTATGCGGGCGTACCCGCTTTGATAAACGACCCTATTATCTTTGTTGCTCCTGCCGAATTAAGCGCGGCAGGCGGTGAGATTTGGGCGGGTATTTCATGCAACGACCCGCTTTATGGCGGCTGTGATGTGTATTTAAGCTATGACGGCTCAGCTTATAAGCGCGTAGCTACGCATAGCGGGCAGTCAATCACAGGTCATTTAACCAGCGCATTTGCTAATAATGCCAGCACTTTATCAGCCGATATTAGCGAATCAGACGGTTCTTTAGATTCTTATTCACAAGCCGCGTTTGATTTAAAAGAGTCATTATGTCGAGTAGGCAATGAGTTTATTGCTTATCACAACGCCGCGCTAACAGAGACTAATTGCTATAACTTAACAGGCTTTTATCGCGGTTTATATGACACCGCAACAGGGGCTAGTAATAGCGATAAATTCTTAGTTTGCGATGATTCGTTATTAAAGATATGGTTTAAAGAAAGCTTAGTTAATACCACAGTTTATTTAAAATTTTGTGCATTTAATTACTTTGGAAGTGGGTATCAAAAATTAGAAGATTTAACTGTCTATGAATTTAATATTGATAATTCAGGGCGCATTAGTCAAACAAGCATTGAGGTAGTTGACCCATGAGTAGTATTCAAGACATTATTAACGAAATTAATACAACAAAGCCAATTTATTCAGTAACTCAAGGAGTTAAAACAATTAAGGGTTTTGGTGCAACAAGAGCTAATTTTTCAAATATTAAAACAGCATTAAATGGCTTGAATGCCTTGATAGCCCAAGCATCAACGCCCAATTATAGTTTGGTGCTTTATTTAGCTGAAATAGGTTTATTAACACTGGTTAGTGATAACGATGATAATTTATTGACTGATGACAACGGCGCATTATTAATTTTACCGCTTTCTGATAATTTAATTACAGGTTAAAACTATGTCAATTAAAAAATTCAAAGACCTTTTATATACAGATTTGCCTGACTGTATTAAAAATATTACGCTTAATACTGTATTTAGCAGCTATAACGAAACGACCGGGGTATTAAGTGCCACACAAACAATAGAGGTGTGGCTAAATACTTTTGCTGGTAATTATACTGCTTTTAAAAACAGCTTAAACAACGTTGATAATACTTCTGACGCAACTAAGCAAACAGCTTTTTTAAGCACAATTCGTAGCGGAGTAACTAGCGCGGGGGATAACTTAGCAAAGCTATATGCTATAACTCAATCTAAGCAAGATTCTTTAGGGTTTAGTGCTGAAAATGCGGGGAATAAAAATAATGCAACGCTAAATAATTCAGCGACAGAATATCCTAGTTCAGCATTAGTTTTGGCAAAATTTAATGAGGTTAAAAATATAGCTACTGGACGAGTGACTGCTTATGTTTTTAACACGCTCGCTGATTTAGATATTTGGCTTAGTGTTTCTGCTAATACGGCAACTTTAAGAATAGGCGATGACCTACTTATTTTAGCAACTAATACCCCTGATTATTGGTGGGACGGAACGCAAAAACAAGTTTCAGAAACTTCTTCGGTTAATTTAAGTGGTTACGTTCCTACGACTCGATTAATTAATGGTAATCCGCTAACGACTAACATTACTATCCCTGTGCTTGACCAAGCTTTAACAGGACTTACTACGGCTTTAGGGGTATCTGCTGCAAATACGATACTATCTGCTTTGCAAACTATTCTTAACTTCCTAACTTTTACAGGTACTGCTAGTTCGACTAAAGTGTTGACTCAGGCTGGCTGGGGAACGCTACCTGCGGCTAAAACGGGTTTTAATCATCAAACAGGCACAAGCTATACATTACAACTAAGCGATGCTAGCGTGATTTTAGTAACTATGAATAATGCTTCTGCTAATACCTTAACCATACCACCGCATAGCTCCGTTGCTTTTGCTGTAGGGGCGCAAATAGAAGGTATGAGCATAAACACTGGGCAAACAACAATCGTTGCGGGCGCGGGCGTTACTATTCTTTATTCAGTCGGTTTAAAGTTAGCCGATAAAGGTAGTGCCTTCACTTTAACTCAGTCAGATACTTTAGATATTTGGTATCTAGCAGGTAGGTTAGCAGCATGAGTTTAGGCATTACAGCAAGTTCTTGTGCTACCACTACTATAGCCTCTGGTAATGTTTTGTTGTTATTAAGAGGGGGAGGTTTAGTAGATGAAAGTTCATACAACACGCCATTAACAGTTACAGAATTTTATAGAGATACATCTCTGGACTATGACGGCTACGGTGGCGGCTGTATTGTAGCGGGTTTAGGCTGGAGATATGGGGGTATAATAGAAGCTAATATAACAACTTCTAATACTTACACAGTTGAATTTGCTATAAAATACTCAAATCCTAATAGTGCTGTGATGTTTAGCTATAAAGATATTTCTATGTTAATACTGGGGAATTTTTACATTAATGGTAAGCTTACTAATATCCCCCCTGAGACTAATGTATGGCAATTTTATCGGATAGCTGTAAATAATGCTTCTGTTAAAGTCTACTTAAATGGGGTTCTAGCGCATACTACAACTATTACTCCTACTAACAATACTTATTTGGCAATTTATGGCTCTAAGTACAGCGCTTATGATGTTTGGTACGATTCTTTCAGAATAACAAACCTAGTTGCACTTGAGGCAGGAATGCCTGCCTTTCCATTAACAACCACCCCTTAGCCTTCTTTCTACTAAGCACACTTATGTTTAAATACTTGACTAAGCTGTAAAAAACAAAGCTCCAATCGAAAGATTGGAGCTTTGTTTTTATACGTTTTTTGCGTCAAACGGCAGTTGTGTATCAGTGCTTTTAATCATAATAACTAGCTTTTTATTTAGCGGTGTTAAGCCGATTTTTAAGCTTGATTTATCATAATCAATTAAAAGCTGGTCTAAAAAATCAATCAACTCAGTAGCTAGTGCGTTTATTTTAAACAATTCGCGGTTATAGCTTGCTGTTTTATAGCTAATCCATTCCCCATTCTGTGTTACAAAACCGTCTTTTAATTCAATTCCTGCACTCATTGTGCGCCTCGTAATATCTTGTTTAAAAAGAATTTATGCTTCGAGACACACAATAGCTCTACGTTTAAACGTCATCAAGCACTGTCTGAGTGACAAATTACCCTTTCTAATCTATTGATTGCGCTTGCAAATTCACCGCTACCTAGCTCACAGCCGATAAATTTTCTATTCAGTTCATGACAAGCGAGCGCAGTAGAGCCGCTACCTGCAAATGTATCTAAAACCACGTCACC